CTATCTCCAGAAGTTAATAAGAGAGATGGGAAATATGTTGAGGGGGCAGAACCTGGCATGATTCTCAATACCGTTACAAATGAAATTTTTGACGGCACTAAAGGGATAGATATAATACCTGCATTCTATGAAAGAAAATATGTAGAATGGCAAGACAGAGGTGAAGGTAAAGGTTCGCCAGTAGCTATACATGATGCAAGTTCAGACATCATGAGTACAACTACTCGTGACAAATCTTTTAAAGATAGATTACCTAATGGTAATTACTTAGAGAATACTGCAAATCATTATGTAGTAGTTTTAGGCGATTCACCACAGACAGCTTTGATTTCTATGAAGGCGACTCAATTAAAAATTAGTCGTAAATGGAATTCCATTATGATGGGAATTAAACTGCAAGGTAAAAATGGTTTATTTACACCGCCAACATACAGCCACATTTACAATTTAAAAACTGTTCAGATGTCTAATGACAAAGGAACATGGTTTGGTTGGGAAGTGTCTAAGGTTGGTCCAGTTAAAGATCAAGGTGTTTATCAAGTTGCAAAATCTTTTGCTGATAAAATTGGCAAGGGTGCTGTAGAAGTTAAACATGGATCAGACGAATCAAAAACAGATTCACCATACTAACAAAATCCTAGGTAGTGGGCGTCTAAGCGAGAGTGGAAACGCCCACTTTTAATTTATGTCAGTAGAAAACTTTAAAAACATATTTCAAGGGTTAGATAGAGCACATGGTGTCACTTACGTTGACAAAAAAGGTGCAGATGGAGAAAAGATTAAAGGTAAATCTTTTGTTCAAAGAGAAATGGTTACTGAAGATCATTGGCTATTTCATTTACAAGGCAAAGAACCAAGTTTAGGTATTATTCCAATTAATGATGATAATAAATGTAGATGGGGTTGTATTGATATAGATTCATATGCAGGATTTGATCATCAAAAATTAATTAACAAAATTAAATTATTAAAATTACCACTAATAGTATTTAGATCAAAATCAGGTGGCGCACATGTATTTTGTTTTACAACAGTTCCTGTTGAAGCAAAATTAATGAGAGATAAACTTTTATCTATTAGCGCAGTATTAGGTTATGGTGGATCAGAAGTATTTCCAAAACAAATAGAATTAAAATCCAAAGATGATACAGGAAATTTTTTAAACTTACCATATTTTAATGGTAATGATACGACAAGATATTGCTTTGGAGAAAATGGTGAAGCTATTAACCTACAAGCTTTTTACGATTTATACGAAAGAAATAAATTAACACCTGAGCAAATAGAAAAATTAGAAGTTAAAAGACCACAATCAGAATTTAGTGATGGTCCTCCTTGTTTAGAATCATTAACACAAACTAAATTAAACGATGGAAGAGATAGAGTTATCTATCAATTTATTCAATATGCAAAAAGAAAATGGCCAGAGGAATGGGCTAAAAAGATAAATCAATTTAATTATACACATTTTGTAGAACCATTAGAAGATAAAGTTATTCAAGATAAAATAAAATTTCATAGTAAAAAAGATTTAGGTTTTAAATGTAATGAAGAACCAATGTGTAATCATTGTGATAAATCATTGTGTAAAACTAGAAAATTTGGAATAGGTGGAGATTCAGTATTTCCTACTTTGAGTGATTTACAAAAAGTAGAATTAGATGAACCATACTATTGGGTTAACGTAGATGGAGAAAGAGTAAAATTAGACACTATTGATTCTTTATTAGAACAAAGGTTATTTAGAAGAACAGTTACAAAACAAATTAATAGAAAACCACCAAGAATTACAGTTAAAGAATTTGAAAAATATACAGACATGCTCCTTACAGGAGTAGAAATTATAAAAGCACCAATTGGTTCATCATTAATTGAGCAGTTAAAAGATCATTTAGAAGAATATTGTCTTAATGATTCTTCAGCAACAACAAATAAAGAAGAAATATTTTTAGGAAATGTATGGACATCAGAAGGTAAACATCATTTTATATTTAATAAATTTTTTCATGGTTATTTACAAAGAAGAAAATGGCCAGAAAAACATCAAACTACACAAGATTTATTAATTCAACATTGTGGTTGTAAAGATGATAGAATTTATATTGGCAAAAAAAGACCAAGTGTAATGATAGTAGACGCATTTGAAAAACCAGAAAAAGTTTATAACCAAAAACAACTTAAACCAAAAGATTCATTTTGAAAACTATTGTATTAGGACCACCAGGAACTGGAAAAACTCATACTCTTTTAAATAAAGTAGATGATTATTTAAAAGAAACTGATCCAGATAAGGTAGGTTATTTTGCTTTTACTAGAAAAGCAGCAAACGAAGCGAGAGATAGAGCTGTTAAAAAATTTAATTTAACAGAAGATGATCTTCCATATTTTAGAACATTACATTCATTAGCGTTTAGACGTTTAGGAATTAATAAAGAAAATGTTATGCAACGCAGACATTACGAAGATTTAGGAAAAAAGATTCAGATACCTATAGATTACAATGATTATGATGATGAAGAAACTGGTTTATTTACTACAAAAAGTGATTACCTAAGAATTATTAATCTTGCAAAATTAAGAAACATTACATTAGATCAACAATTTAATTTAAAAGAACACACTCAAAAATTAGAATATGATAAACTTATTATTATAGCTAATGAATTAGACAGATATAAAAAAGAATATGGACTTATAGATTATAATGACATGATACTAGATTTTGTTAAATCAGATAAATCCCCTAAATTTGAAGTAGTATTTGTTGATGAAGCACAGGACTTATCTCGAATGCAGTGGGATATGGTTAGCAGTTTTAATACACAAGATTCTTTTATTGCAGGAGATGATGACCAAGCAATATTTAGATGGGCAGGAGCAGATGTAGATTCTTTTATTACACAGAAAGGAAAAATATTAAACTTGACTCAATCAGTCAGGATTCCTAAAAAAATTCATGATTATGCTATGAAGATTATAGAAAGAGTTTCTAATCGATTACATAAAGAATGGAAACCAAAATTACATGAAGGAGCGATTAGTAAGTATTGGAATTTTGAAGATATTAATATGAATGAAGGAAACTGGTTAGTGTTAACTAGAACAAGATATCAATTAAAAGCTTTAGAAGATGTGTTAAAAGAAAAAGGACTATATTTTGAAGATAGATTTAATAAGTCTTACGAAAAAAACATTCAAGAAGCAGCACTTAATTGGGAAAATTTAAGAAAAGGACAATTGTTACATTATAAAGATATTATTAATATATCTCAGTATATGAGTTCAATTAATTGGGAAAAAAATAAATTAAAATCTTTATCTAAAGAATCATTTTATAGAATAGATCAATTAACACAGGGACATGGTCTAAATACTAAAAGCGCTTGGTATGAATGCTTTGACAATGCTGGGTCAAGAAGGATTACATACATTAGAAAAATGAGAGCTAATGGAGAAGAATTAAACAAAGAACCACGAATTAAATTATCTACTATTCATAGTGTTAAAGGTGGAGAAGAAGATAATGTAATTATATTACCAGATTTTACTATGAATACTCAAAAATCTTATGAAAGAAATCGTGATGATGAGAATAGATTGTTCTATGTAGGTGCAACAAGGACCAAGGAACATTTACATATTGTAAGACCTAAAGAAGAAAATAAAGCATTTCCAATGGGGGATATATGACACATCCTTATGCTGAAAGTAGAAAACGAGCAAGAAAAAAATGGAGAAAAAGTGAAAAAGGTAGAGCGTGGGACAAAGCATATTATCAAAGACCAGAAGTTAAAGCAAGAAAACATAAACGTTATATTCAAGATTTAATTAAGGAGTGTAAAAAAGATGACATCAAAAGTTTGGGATAAACAACACGGCGGATCACATTATCAAAATTTTAAAATTCAACCAAGTAAGTTTGTAGTTGAAAATGAGTTGCTTTTTCCGGAAGGCTGCGCTATAAAATATATATGTCGTCATAGACTGAAAGGAAAGAAGGAAGATATATTGAAAGCGATACACTTTTTAGAAATGATATTGGAGAGAGATTATAAAGACAAAAAAGATTTTTTAGAAGAAGCTGAAAAAGAAAAAAAAGAATTAGAAGAATCTTATAAAGAATCAGTAAAACAAACTAAAGAACGTAAACAGAAAGAAAAAAATTCATGGGGTATATTTAAATAATGCAGATCCCTATTTTTAAACCACAGACTGAATGGCTACCACCAACAGAATTTCCAGATTTATCTAAGTACGATGAAATAGCAATAGACTTAGAAACAAAAGACCCTGATTTAATAAAAATGGGTTCAGGTAATGTTACAGGTAGAGGAGATATTACAGGAGTAGCTGTAGCTGTTAAAGGTTGGTCTAGTTATTATCCAATTGCTCATGAAGGTGGTGGTAATATGGATCGTAAAAAAGTTTTAGATTGGTTTCAAGGTGTATTATCTACACCAGCAACAAAAATATTTCATAACGCAATGTATGATGTGTGTTGGATAAAAGCATACGGTATACCGATCAATGGACATATCATGGATACTATGTTGATGGCATCTTTGATTGATGAAAATAGATTATGGTATACACTTAATAGTATTTCATTTGATTATCTACGAGAAGTAAAAGATGAGAAAGCTTTGAAAGAAGCTGC